AAAACAGGTAAACCCTGTGGTGAATAAATAATATTATGTCATTAAGATTAGTAAAGAAAAACATGGCTTGTAATAAGCCAAAGAAAACACCTTCACACCCTAAGAAGTCTCACGTTGTAAAAGCGTGTGCTAACGGCAAAGAAAAGATTATACGTTTTGGCGAACAAGGGGCTAGCACTGCTGGTAAACCTAAAGCCGGAGAGTCTGCAAAAATGAAAGCAAAAAGAAAATCCTTTAAGTCTAGACATAGAAAAAACATAGCTAGAGGTAAAATGTCAGCTGCTTACTGGGCTGATAAAGTTAAATGGTAAAATAATAAATATGGAAGAAGGACACTATGGTGAATACTCGGGCAACGCTCGTCATTCACGAAAAATGGAAATGGTTCACGACAGAGAACTTATCTATGACGCTAAAGGCCAACTTCACAGAGCTGATAAAAAATATAAGGCTGGTGATAAAAGAGCTAAGCAAGAGATGATTCACGATAGAGAATTAATCTATGACACAAAAACTCAACTGCACCATGCAGATAAAGATTATAAAAACGATAAATAAATAATTATGCCTACTTACAAACAAGACATGAAAGCAACAAAAGGCAATGCGCCTATGAAAATGTATGGAAAATCTCCAGCTAAAAAATATGGTCATTCGCCTATGAAAGAAACAGCTGCTCAAGAAAAGAAAAACTTAATGACTGATATGCCTGTAGACGAAATAGCTTCTGCTTTAAAAATGAAGGATGCTCCTTCTATCTGCAAGCATATGAATAGATAAAATGGCGTTTAAAATGGAATCACCTATTTGCACTTGCAATACACCTATATACGAGAGAGATCTTGAACAAGGTGTAATGGGAGAGGCTAATAACAATGGAACTATTTTAGTTAATAAAGACTTATCACCTTTACAAAAACAAAAAGTTGTAGATCATGAAATGGTTCATATAGATCAAATGAACCGTGGTGATCTTAATTATGACAATAATAATGTTTATTGGAAAGGTAAAAAATACTCAAGAGCTTCTATGGTTGAAGGGGCAAAGAATTTGCCTTGGGAAAAAGAAGCTTACGAGAACTCATGAGTAAGTTATTGCAATTGTTAAGTGGTGGCGTAGTCAAACAAGTTGGCGAAGTGTTAGATAATTTAACAACATCAAAAGAAGAAAAGCTAAATGCTCAAAAAGCTATTAAAGAAATACTTTTAAAAGCAGATAGCGAAGCTCAACAACAAGTTACCAAAAGATGGGACTCAGATATGAAGTCTGATAGTTTTTTATCAAAAAACATACGACCATTGATTATTGTATATTTAACAGTTATCTTTACAGCGTGTGCTTTCTTTGACGGTAACATAGGTGGTTTTAATATAGAACCAACCTATATACCTATCTTTCAATCACTACTAGTAACCGTGTACGGTGCGTACTTTGTTGGTAGGACATGGGAAAAAGGTAAAAATATAGGTAATAATAAAAACAAATGAAAACAATTAAATTAAATAAAATGGAAGAAAATAGCAAAATAACCCCGGAAGAGCTTAAGCAAGTGACTGAGCTTAATAACAAAATGGTACAGATTCAAGGAGAAATTGGTGCTGGTGAATTGCGTAAAGCAGATCTAGTAACAATGTTCGCTGAAGAGTCTAAGCAAATGGAAGTTATTAAAAAGGAGCTTGAAGACAAATATGGTAAGGTTAACATCGATTTAAAAGATGGATCTTATGAGCTAATTCCTGAGGAAGAAAATGACTAATGTAATCAGAAAAATAAGTATAGGTTCTGATTATAAAAACGATGCAATGCACTACGCAGTAGGTCAACAAGTATATGGGGGACATGAAATCTCTCATATACTACATGACGAAGAAAATGATTCATATAGTATTCACATCAAGAAAAAAGATGAAGTAATACCTTGGAAAAAGTTTAACTGTAATATGGCTGTATCAATAGAGTATGATTTAGAGTACTAAATGAAAAGCCTATTTGATTTTATTGTAGAGCCATTAAAAAGCCAATACAATAATGAAATAAAAGTAGGTGACAAAAGCCTTGTAACTAACGTTGATTTAGATAATTTTAGATCAGTTAGTAATATGGCCAAAGTTATTTCAACACCAATTGCTTATAAAACAAATATATCTAAAGGTGATATTGTGGTTATACACCATAATGTTTTTAGAACATTTAGAGATATAAGAGGTAAGCAAAAAACAAGTAGATCAAAGTTTACAGAAAATTTATATTTTGTTGCAATGGACCAAGTCTATATGTACAAAAACAAAGAAAAGTGGAATACAATTAACAATAGATGTTTTGTAAAACCACTTGTGAGTAATAATGATCTAACGTTAGATAAAGAACGCGAGCTTATTGGTATATTAAAATACGGTAATAGTTCCTTAGAAGCTCTTAAAATCACTCCAGGAGATGTAGTTGGTTACACACCAGATGGTGAGTATGAATTTTTCATAAACGAAGAGCGATTATATTGTATGAAATCAAATGATATTGTAATTAAATATGAATACCAAGGAGACGAAGTTGAATATAATCCGAGCTGGGCGAAAAGCAGTTGAGGAATTAATCAAGGTGGCAGAAGAAAAGATCGTTGACTCAGGGGATGATATATCAGCTGACAGACTTAAAAATGCCGCTGCAACAAAAAAACTAGCAATATTTGATGCTTTTGAAATTCTTACAAGAATACAAACTGAAGAAGATTTATTAAACGAAAAACCAACAGAGGTTGTTAAAGAAAAAATCTTTAAAGGTTTTGCTGAAGGAAGATCAAAGTAATGTATCAACAAAACTTATATAGAATACTAGACAATCATATAAAACCCAAGGTTTTAAATAGAACCAATAGATATGCAAAATGGGAATATGGTTACAACAAAGAACATGATATAGTTGTTATAAGCAAAACTGGTAAAATAGGTGACATATACGAAATACAAGGTTTAAAAATAGCTTTACCAAAAGAAGAAAAACCCTACGTATTTGAAACTAATAAATGGGAATATTCAGAATATCCTAAAGAGTTAAACAAAATAAAATCTGTATTTGACTGGGAAGAATACCCTAATGAATTTAAAGAAAAATGGCACGATTATATAGATGATGAATTTAAAAAACGCGAAGAAGGTTTTTGGTTTATTAACAAAAATAAGCCTACATATATTACTGGTACTCATTATATGTACTTGCAGTGGAGCAAGATTGACGTTGGCCAGCCCAATTTTCGTGAATCAAATAGACTGTTCTACATCTTCTGGGAAGCCTGTAGAGCCGATAAACGTAGCTATGGAATGTGCTACCTTAAAAATAGACGGAGTGGCTTTTCGTTCATGGCATCGGGTGAAACAGTCAACGCTGCAACAATATCGACAGACTCAAGATTTGGTATATTATCAAAATCAGGACCAGATGCTAAAAAAATGTTTACCGATAAAGTTGTACCAATATCAGTCAACTACCCTTTCTTTTTCAAACCCATACAAGATGGAATGGATCGGCCAAAAACAGAACTGGCGTATAGAGTACCGGCCACAAAGTTTACAAGAAAAAAGCTGGACAATAACGAAAAGCTTAAAGAAATATCCGGTCTTGATACAACAATAGACTGGAAGAATACAGGAGATAACTCTTATGATGGTGAAAAACTAAAGTTACTTGTTCATGATGAATCAGGTAAATGGGAAAAGCCAACAAACATATTAAATAATTGGCGTGTTACTAAAACATGTCTAAGATTAGGTAGTAGAATTATAGGTAAATGCATGATGGGTTCAACATCAAACTCTTTAGATAAAGGTGGTGAAAACTTTAAAAAGCTTTATTATAGTTCTAATGTTGAAAAAAGAAATGCTAATGGTCAAACAAGCTCAGGCTTGTATTCTTTATTTATACCTATGGAGTGGAATTATGAAGGATTTATAGATTCTTATGGTTATCCAGTATTTGATAAACCTGAAAAAGAAACGGTAGATGCTTTTGGTGATACAATAGAACAAGGAGTTATAGATCATTGGAACAATGAAGTTGAAGGATTAAAGCAAGACCAAGACGGTTTAAATGAATATTTTAGGCAGTTTCCAAGAACAGAAGAACATGCATTTAGAGATGAAGCAAAAGAATCTTTATTTAATCTTACTAAGATATACGAGCAAATAGATTACAATGTTGATTTAAAAAATACTTCAACAATAACAGTTGGTAGCTTTCAATGGGAACATGGTCAAAAAGATACTAGAGTTATATTTGTTCCAAATAAAGATGGTAGGTTTAATATATCGTGGGTTCCAGCTTTAGAATTACAAAATAGAATTGTAATAGATAATAAAGGCAAAAATCCTGGAAATGAGCACTTAGGTGCTTTTGGTTGTGATAGTTATGATATATCAGGTACGGTAGATGGTAGAGGTTCTAATGGTTCTTTACACGGCTTAACTAAGTTTAGTATGGAAAACGTACCTCCTAATCATTTCTTTTTAGAATATATAGCTAGACCTCAAACAGCTGAAATATTTTTTGAAGATGTTTTAATGGCTTGTATTTTTTACGGTATGCCTATATTAGCGGAGAATAATAAGCCTAGATTATTATATCATTTTAAAAGAAGAGGTTATAGAGGTTATTCAATGAACAGGCCAGATAAGATCTGGAATAAATTATCAGTAACTGAAAGAGAAATAGGTGGTATACCAAACTCTAGTGAAGATATAAAGCAAGCTCACGCAGCTGCTATTGAAACTTATATAAATACTAACGTTGGTATTTTAGAAAATGGATATGGAGATATGTATTTCCAAAGAACATTAAATGATTGGGCTAAATTCAATATAAATAATAGAACAAAGCATGATGCTTCTATTAGTTCAGGATTAGCTTTGATGGCTTGCAATAAGAATAGGTATATGCCTGCTCAAAAGAAAATATATAAACCTATTGATTTAGGTATTAAAAAATATAATAATAGTGGAAATACTTCAAAAATACTTTAATAAATGAAAATCCAAACTAATACAAACAGTTCTTTTCCAAACCAAGTGGTAAGTGAGGAAGAAAAATCAAGCTTAGAATATGGTATTCAAGTAGGTAGAGCTATTGAAGGAGAATGGTTTCAAGAAGGAAGATCAGGAAATAGATATGCTCAAAGCTACAGTAATTTTCATCAATTAAGGTTATATGCAAGAGGAGAGCAGTCTGTAGCTAAATACAAAAGTGAATTATCTATAAATGGTGATTTATCTTATCTTAATTTAGACTGGACTCCAGTTGCTGTTATACCTAAGTTTGTAGATATTGTTGTTAATGGTATGTCAGATAAAGATTATGATATTAACACTGTCGCACAAGATCCTTATTCTACACAAGAAAAAAGTAAATATTCACAAGCTTTACTTAGAGATATAAATTCAAAACAAGTATTAGGTGAATTTAAAGAATTAGGTATTGATTTATATAATACAACTAATCCACAAGCTTTACCTGCAAGTAAAGAAGAGTTAGATCTTTACATGCAAATGAATTACAAGCAACAAGTTGAAATTGCAGAAGAAGAAGTTATAAGTAATGTTTTAGCAAAAAACAAGTATAATCAAACTAAAAAAAGAATAGCCTATGATTTAACTGTATTAGGTATAGGTGCTTGTAAAACTCATTTTAATAAAACTGAAGGTATAAGAGTTGATTATGTTGATCCTGCTTATATGGTTTATTCATATACTGAAAACCCTAATTTTGAAGATGTTTATTACGTAGGCGAAGTAAAATCGATAACAATACCAGAATTAAAAAAACAATATCCTAATATACCAGAAGAAGAATTACTTAAAATACAACAAATGCCTGGTAATTCTCAATATATAACAGGTTGGGGAAATTATGATCAAAACACAATACAGGTTATGTATTTTGAATATAAAACATATCATGATCAAGTATTTAAAATAAAGAAAACAGATCAAGGTCTTGAAAAAGTATTAATAAAGCCTGATGGTTATAATCCACCTGAAAGCGACAGATATGACATTGTAACAAGAACAATAGAAGTTTTATATACTGGAGCAAAAGTATTAGGTAATAATTATATGCTAGAGTGGAAATTAGCAGAAAATATGACTAGGCCATACGCTGATACTACAAAGGTTGAAATGAATTATTGTATTTCAGCTCCTAGAATTTACAAAGGAAGAATAGAGTCTATGGTAAGTAAGATTTGTGGTTTTGCTGATATGATACAACTTACTCATCTTAAACTACAGCAGGTAATGTCAAGAATAGTACCTGATGGTGTATTCTTAGATATGGATGGTTTGGCAGAAGTTGACTTAGGTAACGGAACTAACTATAATCCAGCTGAAGCTTTAAACATGTATTTCCAAACAGGTTCTATAGTTGGTAGATCACTTACTCAAGAAGGTGGTATTAATGCTGGTAAAGTACCTATTTCAGAATTATCATCATCATCCGGTCAAGCTAAAATTCAAAGTTTAATTGGCACATATCAGTATTATTTGCAAATGATACGTGATGTAACTGGATTAAATGAAGCAAGAGACGGTAGTATGCCAAATAAAGATTCTTTAGTTGGTTTACAAAAAATGGCTGCTAACGCTTCTAACGTAGCAACTAGGCACATGATGGATTCATTACTATATGTAGGTCTTAGAGTGTGCGAAAATATAAGTTTAAAGACTGCTGATATAATAAAACACCCTTTAAACAGAGAAGCTTTAATGAATACAATAAGCACATTTAATACTAAAACGTTAGAAGAATTAATAAATTTACAAATTCATGATTTTGGTATTTATTTAGAATTAGAACCTGAGGAAGAAGAAAAAGCTTTATTAGAACAAAATATACAAACAGCTTTAAAAATTGGTTCTATTGCTTTATCTGATGCTATTGATATTAGAGAAGTTAAAAACACTAAATTAGCTAATCAGTATTTAAAGCTAAGGCAAACTCAAAAAATTGAAAGAGAGCAAGCTGCTCAACAACAAAACATACAAGCGCAAGCACAGGCAAATGCACAAGCGTCTGAAGCTGCTGCAATGTCTGAAGTTCAAAAGCAACAAGCTTTAACTCAAGAAAAAGTAAGTATTGAACAAGCTAAATCTCAATTTGAGATACAACGAATGCAAAATGAAGCTCAAATAAAAAGAGAGCTTATGGCTGAAGAATTCAATTATCAAATGCAATTAGCAAAAGCTAGAGCTGGTGTTGAATTAGAAAAAGAAAAAGAAATAGAAGATAGAAAAGATAAAAGAACAAGAATACAAGGAACACAGCAATCAGAAATGATTGATCAAAGAAAAAATGATTTATTACCTATTAATTTTGAATCAGAAGGTAATGATGATTTAAGTGGGTTTGATTTAGGATCTTTAGGTCCGGAATAAACTTTTTATTTATTTAATTATATTATATTATGTCAACAGAAGTAAAGCAAGAAGGCGACTTTAAAATTAAAAAGTCTAAGCCTAAAAATCTAGGTAAAGAAAATAAAGCACAGGATGCTATAAAAAAAGTAACAATATCTGAGCCTAAAGATAAAATAGAAAAAGAGGATATAACTAAAGTAGTTGTACCTACAGAAGAAAAAACAAAAGAAGATGCCATTCAAATCGGAGAAACAAAGGAAATTCCTGTGGGCAAATCATCCGAAGATAGCGAGAAAGTGGGAGAAGAAATATCCGAGTCCGCTGAAAAAGTTCAAGATGAACAGCCAATACTGCAAGAAATTACAGAAGATGTAGCTGAAGAAGTTGAAGAAATAAGTAAAGAAGTTGAAGAGGCTAAAATAGATGCTGAAACAACTGGAAAACCTTTACCTGAAAATATTGAAAAGCTTGTTTCCTTCATGGAAGAGACAGGAGGTAACATCGAAGATTATGTGCGTTTAAACGCTGATTATTCAAAAGCAGACAACAACACGTTGTTAAGAGAATTTTATAAGCAAACAAAACCACATTTAGATAATGAAGAAATTAATTTCCTTATGGAAGATAATTTTTCATATGATGAAGATTTAGAAGAGGAGCGAGACATCCGCAAAAAGAAACTCGCAATGAAAGAAGAGGTTGCAAAAGCCAAGAACTTTTTAGAAACAGCTAAGAGTAAATATTACGACGATATCAAGTTGAGACCCGGCGTTACTCAGGAGCAACAAAAAGCTACTGACTTTTTTGACCGCTACACGAAGGATCAGGAGACTGCTCAAAAGCAACATGGAGAATTTAAACAACAAACTAAAGATTATTTCGAAAAAGATTTCAAAGGTTTTGATTTCAATGTAGGAGATAAAAAATTTAGATATGGTGTTCAAGATCCTAGTAAATTAGTTGATAAACAATCGAATATTACAAACCTTGTCGAGAAGTTCTTAGACAAAAAAGGTAATGTAAAAGATACGACAGGTTATCATAAGGCTATTTATGCTGCTGAAAATGTAGATACTATTGCACAACACTTTTATGAACAAGGAAAAGCTGATGCCGTCAGAGATGTCGTTAGTAATTCTAAAAACCCTAGTATAACTCCTAGAGCAGCTGCTCAAACAGATGGATTTGTAAACGGTATAAAAGCAAAAGTGTTAAGTGATAGTTCAAATGATTCTTCAAAACTTAAAATTAAAAAAATCAAAATTTAAAACTATATAAATTATGGCATTAGCACCAAAGTTTGGATCATTAATTCCAAGCCAAAAACTACAAGCCCTGGAGACTAACTATCTTAGTTTCACAGATGGCAACAATGATTTCGCACAACAGTACTTACCTGAGATCTACGAACAAGAAGTAGAGCGTTACGGAAACAGAACTCTTTCTGGTTTCTTACGTATGGTAGGAGCTGAAATGCCTATGACATCCGATCAGGTTATCTGGTCAGAACAGAACCGCTTACACATTGCTTATGATAATGTTATCATGGCAGCTGGTAATCCGGTTAATGTACTTTCTTTCAATGTTACTGCTAGCATAACTAACGTTATTGCTGTCAAAGACACCATTGTTATAATGGATCCAACTAATGGAGTTGAATGTACTGCAATAGTAACTGCAAGAACCGCTGGTGTTGTTGGAGGAGCTGATGCTACTATCACAGTCGCACCTTACGGAGCAGCTGCAGTTTCTGCTGCAACAGCCGCTGGAGGTATTGGAGCTGGAGCTCGTACAGATCTTAAGATCTTTGTTTACGGTTCTGAGTATGGAAAAGGACTTGGCGATGCTACTGCAGAGTCTATCACTCCTTCTTTTACTCAATTCAGTAACTCACCTATCATTATCAAGTCTAAGTATCAAATCTCCGGATCTGACACTGCACAGATTGGTTGGGTAGAAGTTGCTACTGAAGACGGAACAGGTGGATATCTTTGGTATCTTAAAGCTGAGTCTGAGACACGACTACGTTTTGAAGATTACTTGGAAATGTCAGTTGTTGAAGGAGAATTAGCTGCTGCTGGTTCTGCTGCTTTAGGAGCTAACAACAAAGGTACTCAAGGATTGTTCTCTGCTATTAAGACAAGAGGTAATAACTTCTCTGCTTACGGTGGAACTTTAGCTGAGTTTGACAGTGTTCTTAAGAACCTTGATACTCAAGGAGCTATTGAAGAGAACATGTTGTTTGTTAACAGAGCACTTTCATTAGAGCTTGACGATATGCTTGCTGGTTTATCTGCTGGAGCAAACGGTGGAACTGCTTATGGTTTGTTTGAGAATTCTGAAGAAATGGCGTTGAACTTAGGTTTCACAGGTTTCCGAAGAGGTTCTTATGACTTCTATAAGACAGACTGGAAATATCTTAACGATGCTTCTACTCGTGGTGGCTTAGTTAAAGCTAACGGTACTGACGGTATTGCTCCAATTGAAGGAGTATTAGTTCCCGCTGGAACTTCTACTGTTTATGATCAAACTTTAGGCACTAACATCCGCCGACCTTTCTTACACGTACGTTATCGCGCTTCTCAAGCTGATGACCGTCGTATGAAGTCATGGTTGACTGGATCTGTTGGAGGAGCTTATACTTCTGATCTAGACGCAATGCAAGTACACTTCTTATCAGAGAGATGTCTTTGTGTTCAGGCTGCGAATAACTTCGTAATCTTCACTAAGTAATCGATCAATTAAAGTAATGTTACCCTCGTCTTATTGACGGGGGTAATTATTACTCTTTTAAATTATTTAATCTTATTATATCATGGCTAAAAAAGCTACAGCTAAAAAAGTTGAGGTTGCTCCTCAGGAAATTGAAACTACAGAATATGTAGAACAAACTTCACAAAAGGTAATAAAAAAACCTAAGTGGGAAATAAAAGATAGAGTATATCTTTTACAAGACAGACATAAACCATTAACTTACACAATGCAAAGCAAGCATCATCACAGATCTCCTTTGCTTTGGTTTGAACCAGATACTGGTATGCAAAGAGAATTAAGATTTGCAGTTAACCAAAACTCTCCATTTGTTGATGAACAAAAAGGTGAAGTTACTCTAGGTCATATAATGTTTCAAAATGGTGAATTAAAAGTTGCTAAAGAGCAACAAAACTTACAAAAACTATTGTCTCTTTATCATCCTGGTTTAAATAAAAAATATTATGAGTTTAATCCTATTGCTATTGCAACAGATGAACTTGGTGATATTGAACTAGAAATAGATGCTTTAGTAGCTGCAAGATCTATGGATATAGATCAAATGGAAGCTATACTTAGAGTTGAAGTAGGTTCAGAAGTTTCTAAAATGAAAAGTAAAGAAATAAAAAGAGATCTTATGTTTTTTGCAAAAGAAAATCCAGGTCTGTTTTTAGATTTAGCTAATGATGAAAACGTAATGTTAAGAAACTTTGCTATCCAAGCTATTGAAGCTGGAGTAATTAAGTTATTAGACGATCAAAGAACTTTTGTTTGGGCTTCAAATAATAAAAAATTCATGACAGTTCCTTTTGATGAGCATCCATACTCAGCTATGGCAGCTTTCTTTAAAACTGACGAAGGTTTGGAAATATACAAATCAATAGAGAAAAAATTCTCATAACATGTAATACTATATAGTAGATAGGTCACTCATAGAGAGTGGCCTAACTATTATTCAAAATTAAAATACAATGGCGGTAAATATAAACACAG